TTCCTATAACCCGTGAGATACTACAAAACAATTATAAAGGAACTGTTATATACAGGTATGACACATTTCGTCGTTTTACTGCTAAAGAGCTAGAGAATATGAATCTTCTAGACAATTGGAGACCTTTTTATCCTGAGCAAGTTATAGAAAAACTAAAGAAAGGATCCTACAGTAGCGGAGCTAGAGCAGTAACTTATGCTGTTCATGTAGATCCTTTAGAACGAAAAAAAGAGTGGGATGCAATATACCTTCTTGGCTTTGACTTTTTTAATATGGCTGGAAGAAAGAACGCAACACCCGCTAACGCCGGTCATATGTATGCAGGTCAACCCTTCTACGAAAGAGCAGTATATAAAAGAACTGGAGCTGACTTTATACTCCAGATTGAACAATTTAAAGATAAGTTTATTCGAGTAGTAAACAAAGACGTAGTAAGGGTTCCTAACTGGAACGAGATGAGCATTGAGGAGTTTATGTGCAAACACCAGTTATAATAGTAGGAAACGGAATATCTAGAAAAGATATTAATATTCGTCTATATAAACGAAAGGGCTACAAGCTCTACGGGTGCAATCGAGCCTACGAAGACTTAAAGTTTGATAGACTATTCTGCACGGACCTGGGCATGACCAAAGAGATCGTAGAGAGTAACTATCCTGGAAGAATTGTAGTAAGGCCTGGAGGTACAGAACTTCGAGATGAGAGAATAGAAATTTTTGATGCTGATACAATTCATCGAGGACCAAATAATAGACGCGGGATTGTTTGTACGGGGACCAGAGCAGTTCTTTACGCTTTAGAAAAAGGATACCTACCATATCTACTTGGATTTGATTTATATAATCCAGGAGACAATCTACTGGAGAGACCTTCTCAAATAGAAAACATGTATGCAGGTACAAAATTTTACGATGTGACTAGAAAAGCCGTAAGAATAGAGACAGCCAAGAGGTTTGGGGAGCAGTTAGAAAAGTATTATGATAAACTCTGGAGAGTAACAACCCCTTTTACTGTATCTATAGATCCAAATAGAGAGATATCAATGCCCGAGTTCTTATCACGGGCGGCAGCGGGGTATCTATGAACAAGTACAACTTCTAGGAAATTATCCCACTTACAACACGAATCATCACAAATTAACGAAAAGAAATGAAGGTCTTTTATGACCTTTTTTTGTATCGCGAAATCGGAGTGGATTGGAAGTGTAAAAAAGAAAGGGAATTGTACTTAAATTGTCAGAATCAGTGTACTCTTAAAGAGTTATTTGATTATCCGGGTCCTTAGAGAGTTTGTCAGAAGTGACATTGGACTTGAAGCGAATAATCATGGGGTTATCACAAGAATCTATGCAACAACAAGATAATCTAGTGGATACTCACTCTCTCTCGCTTCGCTTCGAGAGTGATTAATGCACAAATATCTTTATGCACAGAATCTTGCTTAGAGTTTATAAAAATCTTGATTGACTTGATTGCCTATCAATTAGTAATAATTTTACCACACTTTTTGGCATAAGTAAAGAACTTTTTTTCCCAGGTATTGACCAAACGGATTGAAAAAGATCGGAGTAAAGTATCTAGAAAATATTTCTTGACTTTTCTGCCAGAAGAGTGTAAAATATGGCAATAAAAATTAAATAGAGTATATCCGAAATGTCGAATATCGGTTTAAAGTTTGATTCCGCAAAACCTGAGATGTACCTTCTTCCACCTCTTGCAACTCTCGAAGTAGGAAAGGTGTTGACTTATGGGGCTCAAAAATACGATGCACATAACTGGAGAAAGCTAGAAAATCTTCAAGAGCGCTACACTTCAGCAGCAATGAGGCATCTTCTTGCTCATATGGCAGGAGAAAAAGTAGATGAAGAAACAGGCCTCTCACACTTAGCTCATGCAATGTGCTGCTTGATGTTTAAGTTGGAGGATGAGCTTCTTGTACTTTCCGAAGTATAAAACCTTTTTTATACACATTCCGAAAACCGGAGGAACCTCAGTAGAGTTCTGGGGTTTGCGTGATGATGGAATACCTGTAGGTCCGACCGAAAACGGAGGGCATGTACGTCTCTATTTAGAGCACCAGAAAAAATATTTTATTGGGCGAACAGGCCATGCGGTTCCTTTGCATCACTGGGATGTTGCCAAAGTGGGTATTCTCCATACCTTTGCAGCCTCTGCTTATACTTTTTCGATAGTAAGAGATCCTGTTGAACGATTTAAGAGCGAGTGTAGGTTTAGACAGAAAACGCCCGAGTCTTTATTGAATGAACAAAGCTACCGAACACAGTCTCAATATGACTACCTTTACATAAAAGACAAGTGTAGAGTGGATGAAGTGTTTCGGTTTGAAGAGTGGGAGAAGATGGAAAGTAGACTCTCAGAAGTATTTAATAAAAAAATAAAGTTACCTCATGAGCAGAAGTCAAAAAATATAAGAGTAATTTTAAAAAGTAAGGAAGAGGAAGAAATAAGGAAAAGATATGAGCGAGACTATCAAGTCTTTTATTAATATTTTTCATACTCCAACTATTCCTGAAGAACACGGACATAACTATGTGACTCAGTGGACAGGAGAAAAAGTAAAGTACATTTGTTCTACTGCGTTTGGTGCTGAAGAAACTGTTTGGGATATTTATTATGGAGAGAGCTATCATGGGGTAGCTCTCTTAGAGTATGAAGACGAAAGTCTTCGACTAGAAGTAGCTCCTATGGACAAAATAGAGGAGCATGCTTTTATTTTAATTAAAGAAGAAGAAAGATGGAGGTACTCTACTGCTCGAAACGATAAAGTAGAATTACCCAATGGAGATTATGTATCTGGCGGAAGAACTTGTCCTGTTTTCGAGGGAGCGTATAAAATAGTATTTTTGGAGGACGGAGAGTTTAAATGCGCGAATTTGTAGTATTTTATCATCTTGCTCAAATTGGCCCTAACTGGAAGGCTATTTATAGTGAGCAAATGGAAGTTTTCAAACAAAGTGGTTTATTAGATCAAGCTTTATGCACCTTTCTTTGCTATACAGGACAAGAAGAATTTCCTTTTGTTCCTCCTAATGTAGTTCTTAAAAAGTACAGGGAATACCCTGTGCACGAAGCACAAACTCTGAGGTTTTTAAAAGCTTTTTGTGATAAACTGTCTTTTAACATACCAATTCTTTATATACATAGTAAGGGGGTGACTGCCCACTTAAGAGAGCCTGGAGTATTTGAAAATACTGTTCTTTGGAGACGCTACCTAGAGTCAAAAACAGTGCTCAATCGAGAAGAGTGTTTAGACGCTCTTCTTGAATACGATCATTGTGGGCCGCTTTATTCAAGAAACTTTATTACAGCGTATCATTATAAGGATAAGACAACCTACGTAGAAAAAGAAATGCCTTTCTATCACGGAAACTTTTGGTGGGCAAATAGCGATCATATAAAAAAATTATCTTATGAAAGCATGACCTCGCGAGGAGGGGTTACTACTAAACACGGAATTACTCTGGGTCCAGAGGAGAAAACCTGTCAAGAATTATGGGTAGCACAAAAAGGTAAGGGAAAGAACTTCGGCTCATATATGTTTACATCCTTAGGCGTTTACACATCAGACTGGGGAAAACCAGAACCTTCTTATATACATATAGAGCCAATACAAGTTGGACAAGACTTAGAAGCACTTTTCAAAAATAAAGATATTCATTGGCTTTACCTTCCATTCAGAGATATAACAGAAGAAGAGATGAAAAGGGTTAAGGATAATACTGAAGTAAAAATTGGGAATATATTATTTAGGAACATTCATCCTTGGTACTGGACTGAAGATGAACTATTACACTTAGACGGCTTCAAAGGCGGAATAGAGGTATTATGAACTTCAGCGTACATCCATTTAAACATTGGGTCATTGATGACTTTTTCTCTCCGAAAAGAGCAAAAAGGTTATCAGAAGAATTTTTACCCTTATCAGACAAGTGGCACCATTACTCAAACTATTTCGAAGAAAAGTTTGCAAATAAAGATCTTAATACCTTTCCTTCTGTATATAAAGAAGTGTTTAACCATTTAATGGGTAATGAGTTTATGAACTGGTTGATGATGACTACCGGAGAACTAGAGTTAGTACCGGATACATCTCTTTATGGCGGAGGGCTTCACACACATAGTAGAGGAGGAAAATTAAATGTGCATCTCGACTATAGCCTTCATCCTGAAAACGGTATGGAAAGAAAGTATAATCTTATAGTTTACTTGTCAGAGGGTTGGAAGCCTGAGTGGGGAGGAGCTTTGGAGTTCTGGGAAGGAGATGAAACTGCTCCTTCTAAAAAAGCAGTCTCAGTAGATTGTTTATTCAATAGAGCCGTACTCTTTGATACCTCCACCAATAGTTCTTGGCATGGATTTAATGACCCAATTACTTGTCCAGAGGGTCATCAGCGAAATAGTATAGCTTTATATTATCTAGCTCCTCCGAGCAATTCGGCTGATCCAAGTAGAAAGCGCGCCAAGTTCGCTCCGGTATCTGGAAAGGAGAATCAAATTATGGAAAGGTATTCATGAGACTTGGAATTATAAGTATGTTTGCGAACGAAGCACACGTACTGTCTCGAATGTTAGAGTCTACTCTTGGTCATGGGAACTACTATGTTCTTCAAGATAATGGAAGCACAGACGGATCTGGAGAGATTGCAAGAAACTTTTTAAGTGAAAATAACTTGGAAGGTTTCGTATATGATTGTGAAGAAGGATGGAAGGGTTTTGGTTGGAATCGAAATCATCTAATTCAACGCTTTCAGGATTCTGATCATAATTGTGACTACATTCTTAAAATGGATTCCGATGAAACTTTGGTAGTAGATCCAGAATTTAATTGGGATATCTTTCATACAGTAGACACGGATGCTTGGAATGTTACTTGTGTTCAAGGAACTCTTAGTTATCAAAGATGCTGGTTGTGGAACACTAAAAATCGTTGGGCTTTCTATAACGATCCTGCTCATGAAACAGTCTATGTTGAAGGAAGAGAAGACCCTGAAGGGTTTTCAAGAGTTCGTCTTCCAAGAGAGTTTCGTCACGAATCTTTTACTGATGGGCAAACCTATTCCAACCCTCGAAAGTACATACTTGATTCCCTTAAATTAGAACAACGTCTAATGGAGGATGGATATAGAGAGAACATGTATCATTTTTGGTATCTTGGAAAATCTTATTATGATGCTTTAAACGGACACTTTCCATTAAATGAGACTAGAGAAGAGTACAGAAAAAGAGCTATAGAAACTTTTTTAAATTGGTTAAAGACGGCAAACGAAGAAGGCTGGAACTTTATAGAACTTCACTATTGGGCTAATGTGTTTCTCGGGGATCTTTTGTGGGAGTCTTCAGAGTTTGAGAAAGCAGAAACTTATTACCTTAACGCAAACCAGTGGTGCTCAGACAGATCTGAGTGGCTAATTAGATGTGTAAGAATGCTTGCACAAATAGGAAATCTCACAAAAGCAAGAACTCTTTGGTATAGCCTAATTCCCTCTCGTATTGCCTTTCCAGATCACTATGAAGTATTTCTTGATTCAAGTGACTATGATTCTGGGCATAGAGTAGTAGAGATTTATAACATATTAGAAGAGAGTACAGATCTTGGAATGAACTTAGCCGGAGATACTCGCACAGTAGTTATTGAAAATTTTTATCAAAAACCTGACAGTGTACGAGAATATGCCCTCTCTCTTGAGTATAGTGGAGACTCTGCTTGGTATAAAGGAAAGAGATCAAAAACAAAGTACTTTCCTCCTGGAATAAAAGAAAGATTTGAAAAAGCTTTAAACACAAAAATAAATAATATAGATGTAGGTGCTTCGGGGTTATTTCAAATTACTACTTCCGAGGATCCTCAAGTCTATCACCATGATGACCAAAAGTGGGCTGCAGTTGTTTTTCTTACCCCCGACGCTCCTTTAGAGTCAGGAACAAGACTCCATGCTTCTAATACCACCTCTGCTTTAACGAAGAGAGACGAAAGAATAGACGAGGCTTTTCCTACAGGCTATTTCGATTCGACTAATTTTCCTGTAATCAGTAGTGTAGGAAATATATATAATAGATGTATAATCTTTGACGGTCAAAGTATTCACTCTGCAGGGCCTTACTTTGGCAATACCGATGAAACCGGACGTTTAGTCCATTTATTTTTCTTTGAGTAATAATATGAAATTTAGTGTAATAACCCCCGAACATACAAAAGAAAACCTTCCCTTTCTAAGAGAGTTATACGATAGTCTCGTTGCTCAAACATACAAAAATTGGGAGTGGGTAGTTTATTGTAACGGTGTAACCGTTGACGACATAAAGTTTTGCGAAGACGAAAGAGTACTTTGGTCTGACGAGATTAGAGAACATGAGCGCGTCTATCTTAATGAAAAGAGCATTGGAGATATAAAAAATGCGGCAGCTTCTCTCGCGACAGGGGATATAATTACAGAAGTTGACCACGATGATAAGCTTCATCCAGACTGTTTACAAGAACTATTTAATGTATATAGTACAGAGCCTCAAGTAGGTTTTATATACACAGATTGTTTGTATATGCCTGAACCTGGTCAGGTGTTTCATCCATTTCAGGAACGTATGGGATGGACTCATCATTATGAAGAATGGCATGACACTCCGGGACACACTGGAGTTGTTACTCATTCTTTTCCTGTATCATCTAAATCTGTAGGTCAGATTTGGTGGGCTCCTGATCACGTTCGAAGTTGGAGAAAAACCGTATATGATAGTGTGGGAGGGTATAATCCTGAAGATTGGTCTTGTGACGATCTTGATCTAATAATAAGAACTTATCTTAGTGGTACAGAAATGAGGCATATCCCAAAAGCTTTATACTACTATAGAGTAACAGGCAGTAACAATTCTCTTACAATAAGAAATGAGCATATACAAGTTGCTTGCATAGATAAGTTTAGAAATAATGTTACAAACCTTGCTCTAGTAGAGGCTGGAAAAAGAAACCTCGCAGCTATCGAGTTAGGTGGAGGAGAAAGTAGTACCTGGCCTGGGTTTACTAATATAGATCTTCGGCACGGTGATATTAAACACGATCTAAATGATGGTATACCTCTTCCAGACAACTCAGTAGGAGTTATTAGAGCTTGGCACATTCTTGAGCATTTATATGATAAGCAAAAGATTATAGAAGAATGTTGGAGAGTTCTCGCTCACGGAGGATGGCTGTTAGTAGAAGTACCGAGTACAGATGGTAGAGGGGCTTTCCAAGACCCTACACACGTAAGTTATTGGAATTCAAATTCTTTTTGGTATTATTATCGAGAAGATAAAGCTCGGTTTCTCCCTCCTTCTCCAGTAAGATTTCAGCACTATGATACTGCTAACTATGACTGGGGAGATAATATTATAGCAACTCGAGTTGCTTTAGTTGCTTTGAAAGATCCTGACGGAGAGAGGTTTCCTGGAGAGTTGCTAATATAGTTCTATTACTTGAGACATATTCTTACCTCCAAAACCAAAAGAATTATTCATAGCCCAGTTGTTGTCAGATCCAATACCTCGATTGCTATATGCAAGAAGATTTCTTTTATCAAAAGAACATTTATCTAAGTTTTGTATATGAGGAATCATACGGGCTCTAAACGCTTCAAAAAGATGAATAGTTTCGAGTATCCCAGATGCGGCCACAGTATGCCCTAGTTTACTTTTGGGAGCCCATAGAATAGGATTATTAGAATGTACCCTATCTATTGCTTTATACTCCGTTATATCCCCTATAGAGGTAGAGGTTGCATGACAACAAATACTATCTACCATACTTACAGGAGAGTTTTCTAAAGCTTGCCTCATTGCTTGAGTAGCTCCTCTGCCGTCCTCTGCTGGGCTTGTTAAACTTAATCCTTCGGTAGCATGACCCGGCTCATATAATTTAGCAACAGGTTTGCTATTAAATTTATCTACATTCTCCTTACTTTGAAGTATTACAACTCCAGCGCCCTCTCCCATTACAAAACCTGATCTATTATCATCGAAAGGACTATTATCCGAAGACAGCGCTCCTATACTATCAAAGCCTTCCAGAGTAGTTTTATAAATACCCGCGTCAGCACCTCCGACTATTACATAGTCATATTTGTGCAAGATGCGCATGGCATAATCAATTCCTACTAATCCAGTAGCACAAGCAGCAGCCACAGAAGTGGATAACCCATGAAATCCCCAGTGATTACACACATGATAGGTGCACATATCAGTAATAGTATTTACAAGACTTCGGAGAGGAATTCTTTTTCCTGCAGCTCTTTTTGGAAAGTTTTCCTCATTGAGTTCGCCTTCAGAAAGAGTAGAAGAAAGAATAACAGCAACATTAGGAACAATGGGAAGGGTTGAGTGCTCCAAGGCAAGATTGGTTGCGTGCATGAAAAATTTCTGCGCACGACTGTTGTTTCGGGGCTTCCATCCGCTAGGGTATACTATAGTATCATCGTCAACAGGATAAGCCATGAGGCCAAGATCATCAAACCATGTCTTATAGTCTACATTATCTAAAGTTTTTTGGAAACTGGACCAAGGATTATTTCCAAGAGTATCTATTGATCCATATCCAACCACATAAGCTTCTAATCCAGCCACAGAGCTTTCCTTAAGTCAGGGGCAAAAAAGTTAGGCCCTTTAAGTACTTTTCCATCTTCACGGTAAATAGGGACTCCGTTCTCATCGAGTTTACTCATATTACTTGCATGAACTTCTGTAAAGCAAGCATCAAGATCAAGACCAAAGGCGTGACCTGCTCCGTAAATAACATATAATAAGTCAGTAAGCGCATCTGCTACCTCCACTTGGTCTTTATTAGCAATAGCTATTTTTAGCTCTTCCAGTTCTTCTTCGATTAAATCCACTCTTAGTTCTCTAGTTGAGAAGTCTGGCCAGCTAGGTTCTAAACGTACCTCCTGTCCAAAAGCCTCCATAAAATCACCAACTAGTTCAAAGTTAGTTCCACTTAACATTACATCAACCATCTTGAGTTCTCCAAACTCCAATTAATTACTTGATCCAATCTATCTCGAATCGGTTTAGGCTCCCATCCCATCGTTCTTAGCTTATCTCCATCAAGAGCATAACGAAGATCATGTCCGGGTCTTTGAGAGTGAAAATCTACCATTTCATATTTACATTCTTTACCTATCGTATTTGCAATAATTTGAGCTAACTCTAAATTATCTAGCTCTTCTGCACCTACTATATTAAATTTTTTACACTTTGTTTCATTATACTCAGTAGGAGCTTTAGAAAGATCAGTGTTTAATAAAAATAATAAAGCATCCGCTACATCAGCAGCATGTATATAATGTCTTGATCCAGCCTTAGTTTTCTCTTTATTACTATGTACTGTAATTACTTCTTCGTCCCGTACCCGTTTAATACACATTGGAATAAACTTTTCTGGATGCTGACGCTCTCCAAATACATTCATAGTATGTGTAATTATAGCAGGAAGACCATAAGTATTTTGATACGCAACTACAAATTCTTCCCCTCCTGCCTTACTAGCAGAATAAGGATTAGTAGAGTTATACCTATCATTTTCTTTATACTTCACGTCATCAGGGGCGGGCCCAAACACTTCATCTGTGGAAAAGTAGACAAACAAAGGAGGTCTTTTATGACTTTTTACAGTTCTTGCATAGTCTAACAAGTTTACAGTTCCTACAACATTGTCAAGTACAAACTCCATGGGATAATCAATAGATCTATCTACATGAGAGCCTGCAGCCATGTGAGCAATATAGTCAACTTCTCCAATGGCGGAAGCAATTTGGGGATTTAAAGGAGCTTTCAGATCATGATGAACAACTTTTACCCTTCCCAGATGGCCTGCAGTGTTTGATACTACCTCTGCAAGCCTATTCAGATTTCCACTGAAATCTAGTCTGTCAAGTGTTACAATATCCCAATCTGTTTCTATTAAAATTTTCTCTACTACATGGTGGGCGATAAAGCCTGCTCCACCCGTGATTAAAATACGCTTATTGCTTTTGAGCACGAATCCTCCTTTGCTCTCTTATTCTAGCAGCCTTTTTATTATTTTGTCTAGCTACTGATGGTTTAAGATAATACTGTCTTTCACGTACTTCAAACAGCTTATCCAGGGTTTTTCTTTTTAAACTACGGATTGCTTTTTCAACATTCCCATTTTTAACTTTTATTTCCATAAACTACTTATATTTCTTGAAGTCGTTATAAACTTGTTTGATGTAATCTTCTGATACATTAAATTCTCGACTTCCCATTTTAGCTATATCTTCTTCTGAAAAAGAAGAATAATATAATCCTTCGACATACATTAAAATTTCTTTAATTTTCATGCAATTTCCTTTAAAAATACATTTCCAGACACACTCACCCTAAACTCGTCAGAGGTGTAGAAAGGAAAAACAGTGTGAGTTAAATTAGCCGGAAAAAACACCATTCCACCCTCCTCACTTTCTTGTATATCTGTAACAAACCTGCCAATACAATCCAAATGCTGAAACGCAAAACATCCTGCATACTTATTTGGAGTATCCCAAAGTTTAGCTTCTTCTTCTAGACTGTAAGGCACTTTAATCCAAATTACATAAGAAAAAAGCCCTGAATGAGTATGAGAAGGATTAAATTCATACTTTTGCATAAAGTTAATCCATATTGGACCCATATCAATCTCATAATCTATTCCTGTTTTGTTGCTCCCTCTTTTCATTTCCTGTTCAACTAAACCTGAACCGAAAGTTTCATCATAAAGCTCGACACACTCAACAATCTGCTTATTAATTTCAGCTACTAAAGAAGGATGTTCAAGAGAGTATTCGTGCTTTAAGTGTCCCGCTAAATACTTCTGGTACTTGTCTAAGCCTTTAAAGTTTGTTTTCTCCATTTTTACTGCTTCTGCTTGAAGCATTGTAAGTAACGAAGGATCAATTCTTCCTGTAACGTACCCTGCTGCTGTATTAACTTTTGCGCTTATCATGGTTTTTTAAACCACCAGCCTCTTGCTTTTAAGTAGGCAACTTGCTTAACTATAGAGTTATGTGTTCTACCTGGTAGAATGTTTTGCATCTCTTCCCCTCCCACAAAATAATAATGATCACGTAAAAGCATTCTTTCTTTATAACTCCAAGGCTTTTTTCTGTAATTTTTCATAAGTATATTATACGATAAAAGTAGGTTTAAGTCAAGTTTTATTTTTTTACCCACCACCGTTTAAAAAATAATTCTTGACTTTAGTTGCTTTCTTCTGTAAAATAGTATTCAGAAATTGAGAGAAGCCAGAGACACAATTTATAGTGATAAGGCAGTAAAGATCTCGGTGAAAGAAATCACTCGGCCGAAGCTCCAATTTCTCCATATTTCCTTCCTCTGGCTAAGTGGAAGGGGTCAGCTGGGACGCCAAAGTACCCAGCCGTTCAGATACTCGTTCGTTAAGGCAGTATCCGTCCTCCGTAGCTACTACTATCATGACGAAAAAGGTAAACAGAGCAAAAAAGTTAAACACACGAAAATTACTAGATATTGTTATGGGTGTTTAACTACAGTGGAGGGACTTATTCAGACCATAACCACAGTCCCCCATCAGGGGTGTCCTATAGCCATCTCGTGAGGGACACGTCGAAGTGAAAGTAGGTAGGTAGTCACTTCACCATAAAAAGGAGAACAAATGCCAGGAATGGTAATTGCAATGTTGTTAATTGGAGCTGTACTTGTAAAAGACGGCAACCGAAGACTTGATGAAAAATGTGCGCAGGAAGTCCTTGACGGAATCGCAGAATCTCATCAAGAATGCAGGAACTACTATATCCAAAAGAAACGGTAGTTTAGACGCTTAACAATTTTCTAATTTTAGACCTCGATACACTACTTTAGTGGTGATCGAGGTTTTTTTATGTCTTAAGCAAAAAAATTTCTTGACATTCGACCTAAATTTAAGTATAATATCCCCTGATTGGAATTAAAAATCAAAAGCAAACCGGAGAATTTTATGTTAACAATTGAACTAATAGCTATCTTTGCTTTTTGTATGATTGGAACAGGGCTCTCATCCTTTTTTCTAGGAAGAAAAGAAGGTATGGAGGCTCTAATAGAACACTTTATAGATGAAGGTATATTAGAGTTAGACGAAGACTAGTGTACCTTTGTATTTGTAATGCTATATCGGAGAAAGATCTTTTAGAAGAACCCTTTTTAGTGAATAAAATTGGTACTGTTTGTGGAAAATGTATTGAAAAACATAATGCTCGTATTTCTTGTGGGCAGATTGATTTTTTAATTGCGCCTCAAGATAGACTACCAGACTGTGAAAAAGCTTAAGGAAGTAAAATGAGCGAACCCGCCCTAGAGGCATTAGTAGAAGATAAAGTATGTAATTTGTGTAACACTAGAAAGAGTCTTTCAGAGTTTCATGGAAATGGCTACCAGCCTAACGGCAGAAAGAAGTATAAACCTTCCTGTAGACAATGTTCAAACTCAAAAGATTACAAGCAATTTTATACGAGACTGAGCACCGCTCTAGCAGTCATAGGGAAATCGTGGGAGTGTGAAGTCTGTGGTTATGATAAAAATTTATCTGCTATTGCCTTTCATCATATTGATCCTTCCCTTAAATCGTTTGAAATATCAAAGCGAAGACATGGAACAGTTGAGACTTTTGTAGATGAACTAAAGAAGTGTGCCGTCTTGTGTCAAAACTGCCATGCTGAGCACCATAGTCCTCAGCTTTTAAAAGAAAAAGTTTTTGAAGAATTAGAAATACCTTTTCAGTGAAAGTAACTTTATTAAAAATCCAAAGGCAAGGTATTTTAAAACAACTTGAAGGAAATTCTAACCTAGGATTGGAGTTAGGAGTAGCAGAAGGGGTGTTTTCTCGTAGAGCTATAGCTTCAGGTAAGTTTAAAAAGTATATAGGAATAGATATGTATTCCGACAGAGGACATGATTTATCGCAGTATAAGAAAGCTTTATCTTGCGTAGGTATTTTTTCTGAATATTCTTTGTTGAAAATGCGGTTTGACGAGGCATTAGACTTATTTGAGGATAATAGTCTTGACTTTATTTATGTTGATGGGTATGCTCATACTGGCGAAGAAAACGGTCAAACCTTTTATGACTGGTGGCCCAAACTTAAGCCTGGAGGTATGTTTGCGGGCGATGACTATGATAAAAAGAAGTGGCCTTTAGTATACAACAACGTAAATAAGTTTTGCGAAGATAAAGATATAAAAGAATTATTTGTAACAGGTATAGTGGAAAATAATACCTGGAGTCGCTATCCCACTTGGATGGCATGGAAACCGCAAGCACTCGTTGCCTGCGACAGAACTCGAAAGAGTTAGGAGTAGAAAAAAGTATCACGTAATGGTAAAAACATTAAAAAAAGCAAGAAATGTACTAGTGTTTCATGGGGACACCCTAATAGTTGTTGGCTCAGTCATAATGATGACTGTATTGTTCGCACCTATAATGTAGTAAACTTATTAAAGAGAAAAAGCAATGGACCTAATTCCTCCATCTAAATGTGTTATTTTAAAAACACAGTCAAAAGGCTGGGGCGTTTTTGCTATTGAGCCTATAAAAGAAGGTGAAATAATAGAAGAATGCCCTGTAATAATTGTATACGATAGAAACGATACAAGATTAGACCTGCTGGCTGATTATAGATTTAATTACCCTGCAGGCAGTGGAGCTGACGATTGGCAGTATCAAGTACTTCCAGCAGGTTTTGGTTGCATATATAATCATTCAGATAATAATAATGCGTACTGGACTAATCATCCTACTAAAGACTTGGTATTTGTTTATGTTGCGGCAAAAGATATACCACAGGGAACAGAAGTCTGTACGTACTATGGCCCCCAGAATTACTGGGATAGCTATGGTAGAGATAAAGTGGAGAAGCTATAATGAACAGAGAAGAAATTTTCGAGACACTAAAAGTCGACGAGGGAGTCAAGTATGAAATATATGCAGACCATCTCGGGTATCACACCTTTGGTGTGGGACACTTGGTCACCAACGACGACCCTGAATGGGGTGAACCGTTCGGCACCAAGATCTCCGAGGAGAGAGTATGGGAATGCTTCGAAAAAGACCTCGACACCTCAATCAGTGAGTGTCATGTGTTATACGGCAAAGGGGTCTTTGATGAATTTCCCGAGACCGTCAAGCAGGTCGTGGTTAATATGATGTTTAACATGGGCAGACCTAGGTTGTCTAAGTTCAAGAAATTCAATGCAGCACTCCTTGCTAATAATTGGAAGGAAGCAGCAGTTGAGGGACGCGACTCACGATGGCATAAGCAAGTAACGAACCGAGCAGAAAGGCTCATGGTACGTTTAGAGCAAATGTAATGCCCTGGCTTATCCTAGTCTTCTTAATGGCTGCAGGAGGTGGATATGCGTATCATACTGCAACTGTCGCTAAACTGGAGAGTGCTGTTGTTCAGCTTGAAGCTAACAATCGTACTTTAAAAGAGAATCAAGTCCAGATGGAATTAGCAGTACAAACTGCACAAGCATCACTCAAAACTGCTGAAGATAACGCTAAGAAATCAGAAGCCGCAATGTCAAGTCTCACCGCAAAAAATATGCAGCTACAAAGAGACAAAGATAATGCAATGAAGATATTCAAAGATCATAACCTCACGAGACTTGCGAGAGCAAAACCTGGCATGATTGAGAAACGCGCGAATGCAAAAACTGCAAAAGTATTTAGGGAGCTAGAGAATGATACAAAAGAACTTATGGACGCTGATGACAGCGAGCCTGCTTCTTCAGGGGTGCCAGTGGCTTCCGAAGTTTCCGGCGGCTCCAATACCTCCGGAACCACAGATAATAACGGTAACTGAGAAAGTACCTCTTCGGATTTACCAGCCACCGTTACCTGCGGAGATTGATTTACTTGATGTAAACTTTTTCGTAATTACGGAGGAGAATCTTGATGAGCAAGTAAAAACTATCGAGAAGATGTTAGACGGGCAGTTTGTAGTGTTTGCCCTTACCCCCGACGGGTATGAGAAGATGGCAGAGAACTTTCAAGAAGTTCGTAGGTACGTTAGACAACAAAAAGAGCTAATCATTTATTATAGAGAAGCAACCACGGAGTCTGAAGGTACTAGTGCTAAAGACTGGATGGAGAGTAATGAACCCTGAGATTATACCGGGCAGTGGGACTCATATAGTTAAATTTAAACATTGGAAAACAGGAGAAATTTTAGAGGTGAAAGGAGAAATCCCAACAACATTAAATAATCCTAAATCTGATAGGATAGTAATATTAAACAGTAAAGGCTGGTACGAGGATATAATTAAAAATACTATTGTGAGCGTCTGTAGATGCCCATAGAGAAATATACAGTAGTATTTTATACAATATCCCACAAGCCTGAAGAAAGCGAGTATAATACGGACGAATACAGCAGAGCGCTCTATGTTGCAAATAGAAAAGCTGAAGAAGGATTCTTACCTGTATATATTGTAGACAACGAACTTGAAGAGGTAGTATTGGACGTATGAGACAGACAGAATTAAATTTAGGTGCAGAACTAAAATCTCCCTATAACGGAAAATTTTGGTGTTGGTACAGGCAGGAGTTTTTTACTTGGCCTGAATATATATCTTGGTTTAAAAATAAAGGACTTTGATGGACTTGAGTAAGCTAAATAAATTAGTAATCACAATGGAAGAGTGTGGGGAATTGATTCGCGCCTGTTCAAAAGTAATGAGACACGGAGTAGATGATCCCAAATATCTACAAAACTTGCAGGAAGAAATGGCAGATGTAAAGGCTATGATAACGATTATTGGAAAAGCATATGATCTGGATCCTAGCAAAACAGAAGATTACGTGCAAAAAAGACTCACAAAAATGAGTACTCCAGGGTATGAATGAGTAAATAGTTCTTGACAAATATCTCTTTTTTAAGTATAATACTCCCATGAATATATTTGTACTAGATGAAAATATCGATTTGTGTGCTCAATACCATATTGATGCGCACTCAGGTAAAATGCAGTTAGAGGCTGCACAAATGCTATGTACAAATCATTGGGTGGATAAGTATCTAGGTTATGTACCTAGAAAACTAACTTCGGAAGAGTGGGGTATACTTAAAGAAGCCAAGAAAAATACAGACAGGGACTTTCCCTATCTGCCTACTATGTACAACCACCCTTGTACTATCTGGGCTCGTGAGTCACAACAAAACTATGAATGGCTATTCTGCTATTCACACGCTCTCAACCAAGAACATATATACAGAGGTGGAGCAAATCACAAATCTTTTTCAGAAGTTATCAGTAAACTGCCAGACATGGATCACTTACCTAGCACAGGGCTTACTCCCTTTGCGCAAGCTATGCCAGAAGAACTAAAAAGCAATAATGCAGTAGAGTCTTATCGTATGTTTTATATGAAAGATAAAGCAGCTATTGGTAAAGGTGCTAACTGGAAAGTTCGCGGTAAACCTTACTGGTGGAGCGAAGAGATAGCAGATTATGATAATAGAATATCAGGACAGAAATGAAAAAGAATGTAATTGACTGGGCAGGAGAAGCTAGAGGAACGGCAGATGTTGTGTTTACTAGGCTTTGTAACTTAGAAAGAAGCCGTGTCAATACGGAGACAAACCTAAGTGATATATGGAACTCTAGGATGCTAAGTACTCTATACACTCATCATATGAGTGTAGAAGATTGTGTTATGTGCTTGGTATACAAAGCTGAGACCGAAGATAAAAAATTAGTAGATATACTAGAAGAAATATTAATAAATAGACGAGAAAAGGTGCTTAAAAATGACAATACGTGAATGTCTCACTAACGAAGCTATAGATAAGTTCATGCTCGAAGAACTTGATAATGCTTTAGAGAACGCATTAGATCAAAAAGCCCCTAAACATTGGGAAGACGATTCTTTGATAAGATCACTTCATGTTGTAAGAGCATTTTACAGTGTGCCAGGAACTTATATGGAAGGTGCATACGATGGATACGATGGCTAATCTGGAAGGTATTAAAGAAAAATTTCAAGATAGCACTATGTCTAAGGCTGGACGTCTTGCAATGGAGCTGAATGCTGAAAAGAAACGTCTCAAGCATGAGATGGAAGAACTACAAGCTCAAGTAGACGACATGACACCAGTCACACCTACAGGTACTGTTGATAGCTATGTAAAGTGGGTGGCAACTATAACAGGAGTAGCTGGTGTATTTCTTATGAGTGCAGGCTTTGGAATTGAAGGAGAGTTCGCATACCTTGTAGCAGCGTGTAGCTGGGTCTTTGTAGGCAGTGTTTGGAATGATAAAGCAATTATGATAGGCAGTGCCATAAGTGGTACCGCTGTATTAATGAATATATTAACCCAGTATGTATTGTAGAAACTGTGGGGAGGATATGAGTGGAGATGGGTACACACTACCTTTCCATTGTATAAATGTTAGTGAAGAGGACTGGTGGTATAGTCCACCAGATTCTGGGCCTTACTATTGCGACGGAGATGAAGAATGAGTTAGTATGGCAAAAAACAAACAAGAAGCATTAGCAGATTTAAACAAGCGATATAATAAAACTTTATCGCTTTTACAAGATAAAAAGGAATCAAAGATGAAAGCAGTTGAAGGACGTACAGATAGTGTAAACATCGTATTCTGTGACAATGGAGTATATATTGAGTATGATGATAAAGATAACAATTGGAAGCATCACAAAAGAGTTTTTACTCAACTTGAAGATGCTCTAGAGGCCGTTAGTTGGCTATGGAAGCCTGAAGACGAGGAGTGCTAATGACAACCGAAGTTAAGTTAGTAGGCATGACTATGCCGAGCGCAATTACAGGGTGTCATACAGCAAACGATCTTATAGCTTATGCAGCTCGTGTAAGCAACCCTGAAAATCAAAATAACACAAAAACTTCTTCTAAGCTTTTACGTTATTTGATTAAGGAAGGTCACTGGTCCCCGTTTGAGATGGTATCAGTAACTATGGAAATTAAGACAACCCGAGACATTTCTCGACAAATAATTCGCCATAGATCTTTCTCTTTTCAAGAGTTCTCACAGCGTTATGCTGTTAGTGAGAAATTTAGTGTAACTAGAGAAGCAAGAAAACAGCACCCTACAAATCGTCAGCTAAGTATGCAAGACGAAGATCCTGTAAAACAGAAAAAAGCTCAAGAAATTTTTAGTGAAATGCAGGCAGAAGTTGCAAGAGTAGCAAAAGATCATTATGAAATGGCATTAAATAGCGGTATTGCAAAAGAACAAGCCAGAGCTTTATTGCCAGAGGGACTCACTCAAACTACCCTATATATGGCAGGAACTCTAAGAAGTTGGGTTCATTTTTGCGAGCTGAGGCGGGGTCATGGCACACAAAAAGAACACATGGAAGTAGCAGATCAGTGCTGGGATATTCTTGGTGTACATTTTGCTGACGTTGTAAAAGCTATGGAAGAAGTAAGTGAGTAATTTAATTATTATATCACAATTCTGGGAGCAGGATAGACGGGCAGTAGTATATAAATCTATTTTAAAACCGGACTATTATGTATCTTTATTTCAAAATGATGAGCTATCAGCAGAAGTACAGTGCCATAATAAAGGCATGAATTATGCTGAAGATATTGCAGAAAATTGGGTAACAAGGAGCTAATATGGTAAGAGGAATTAAGAGAAGAGATTATGAAAAACTTTCGTCGTCTAATATAAGGCATGTTATATCGCTTCTCGAAGATGAAATTAAACCTATATCAAAAAAAGAAGCATGTTCTATTTTAAATATCGCATATAATACTACTAGACTTAGTAAGATTATTGATGACTTTAAAGACACACTAGAATTTGTTTCTAGAAGGAAAGCTCAGAACAAGGGAAAGGCAGCAACGCGTGGTGAGATACAACAAGTAATAACGGAGTATCTACAGGGAGACAACATATCAACTATAGCAAAAAGTTTATATAGGTCTACTGGTTTTGTAAAATCTATAATTACAAAAGCTGGAGTACCTCAAGTAGATAAGTCTACTTATTGCTACCTCCCGGATGAATGCGTTGCTGAAACTTTCTATACAGGACAAAGAGTATGGTCTGCTAAATATCAAGCACCCGCAATCATAAAAGATGAAATAAGTGTGGATTATCAAGCAGAAAAAGAAGGATATAACGATACTAACTACGAGAAGAAATACTTCTCTAAGTGCTATGCAATTTATGTATTTCAAGAGATCAAACAGGAAGTGCAAGAATTTTTTATAGGAACCTCTACCGGAGGTTTCAATGGGTATTCTCTAGCTTGTGAGTTAGGTAGCTTGGAACATTTAAAAGAGTATGGTGTGGATTTAACTAAACTATGAGAGATTATAGAGCGTGGCAAAGAGCACAAACAGAGTTAAATGCAGATGGCAATGAAGATAGAGGTAGAGAAGGTGAAGACGAAGCTGATACAAAAGCTCCGGGACATTTTAATAGTCGTAAGTTATCAGACGAAGAGTGGATCGAAATCCTTCAAGCTCTTAATGTCGAAGCTACTAAAGACTAGTATTGTATTTTTCCTGCTAAGTAGCTTTTCCCTACTAGAAAAAGCAGCTAATTTAAAAGGAAAATACCTCCTTTGGAAAAATAATTCTTGACAAATATTTATTTATTTATTATAATAGTATTTCAAAAATTGAGGAAGCAATGGGCGACCGATTCTACCGACAACAACTAGAGTTCCTGGGTACATGCCCAGGGTATTATGGCAAACCTAAAAGGACAAGACGCATGGCATGGGATGATGACAAGAAGGCAGAAGCAGTAAGTATGTATACTGAGTCTGATCCTTCTCCTGAAAATTCAATGGAAATTGTAAAAGAGATCGCAGAAGAACTTAATGAGTCACCAAACGGTGTACGTATGATTCTGACAAAAGCAGGTGTATATGTAAAAAAGGCTCCTGCGACTGGCGCAACCAAATCTTCTGGCAGCAACGGTGGTAGTAGCCGAGTTTCAAAAGCAGCAGCTATTGAAAGCCTCTCGGCGGCTCTTACAGACGCAGGCCAAGAAGTAGATGAAGAGATTATCAGTAAACTTACGGGTAAAGCAGCAATGTACTTTGCTGGCATTATCTCTAACGTAAACAGCTAACTCTAATCTAACAAAAACTCCTCTTTCGAGAGGAGCTACTATAACCACGAGAAGGAAACTTCTCGTGGTTTAGTTCGTCTTACAGAAACAACCTTAGAGGTCAGAGACGTAAAAAATTTTACTTACCTGCAGTACTAAGGAGATATATGAGAAAAGAAGAACTAGCAGACACAGTAAAAGAGTATGGCGATGCAGTTATAACTTATAGGAGTGAAAACTCTAATAAGTTAAAATATAATGTATGTACGCTAGACTTTTCTACCCCCTACATTCAGGATAAAAAGAACAGAGCAAAAGAAACTAAGGACACCCTTTTATTATTTTGCTGGGACACTGACTCTTATAGACTCTTGAAACCTAGAAACGTAACTACTATTGTACCGCTTTCGGCCGTACTTAAAAACGGAGGTTAATATGGAGTTATATCAAGCTCCTGAAACATACGAAAGAGTTATACATTATGATACAGAAAAACAGATTCAAGTAAGGCTAGTAGTAAGTGAGTTTAGGGGTACTGAGTACCTTCACTTAAGAAAGTATTATTTAGATTTTACAGAGGAATGGAAGCCGAGTAATGAAGGAGTGTCTATGCCTTTATCGTTTGAAAATTCTAAAGAGCTCTTTTCAGGCTTAGTTGAGATTCTTTCTCTGGCAGAGAGTAAGAATATACTCGAAGAATACTTTTCTGATATTTTAGACGACATGTATCAAAAATAGTTCTTGACTTTTACTCGTTATTATACTATAATATTGTTTCTGTAATTGAGAGAACCCAGTGAAAGAATTTCTTGCACAATGTAATGAGTGTTACTATACAGGCAATCCGATTATTTCGGACGCTGAATTTGATATTCTATCGTTAAAGTATGGAAATACTGACGTCGGTCATACGGTAACTGACGGCACTGCACACTGGTTTCAAATGTACTCCTTACAGAAAGTATTTGATTTGTCAGTATATTCTGACTTAGAAAAATACGTCCGTACTCCAAAGTTAGATGGAGCCGCTGTCTCGTTACTATACGTTGGTGGTGAGCTTGTTCTGGGACTTACAAGGGGTGACGGAAAGTTGGGCAGAGATATTACAGATAAGGTTAAGCACCTCGCTCCCAATACTTTGGATAGTAAGAATATTATTCAAGTAACTGGAGAAGTTGTTTGTCCTTCAAATATCTCTAACGCAAGAAATCTTGCTTCCGGTTCCTTGAATCTCAAGGACGAAAGCGAGTTCCTAAGTAGGCCTCTGACATTTGTTGCTTACGGGTTACAGTCTGAACAAGATATGTTTTCTTACTTCACTGAAGGGTTAGCTTATCTTGAATCTCAAGGCTTTAATGTTGTAACAACTTTTAATGTGTCAGAGTACCCTACTGATGGAGAAGTCTTTAGGTTAGATAGTAATTATCTATTTAATAATGCGGGTTACACCTCACATCATCCTAGAGGCGCTTTTGCTCTCAAACAACAGCAAAAAGGTATAGTCACTACATTATTGGATGTGACTTGGCAGGTAGGCAAATCAGGGGTTGTTAGTCCTGTAGCGATACTAAATCCAATTAAAATTGGAGACGCTGTTGTTTCGAGGGCCACCTTGCATAATATGGAATATATAAATGCTCTGGAATTAGAGATAGGCTGTAATGTAGAGGTTATTCGTAGTGGCGAAATTATACCTCGTATTTTAAGGCGTGTATGATTCCTAAGACCTTGTAAAAAATAATTCTTGACAAAAACCCAAAATTTTCGTATAATATATTTTCATTTTCTGAGAGAACTAAATTGCTGACCCAGATTACAAGACCACAACATTGCCCTAGCTGCAATAGTATTCTTGAATGGCTCAGCCCTTTACTCTATTGCCGTAATTCTGATTGTGCTTCACAATCGAGCAAGAAAGTAGAACACTTTGCTAAAACTTTAAAAATTAAAGGATTAGGCCCGGCAGCAATCAAAAGATTAGATATTAGAGGAGTTGACGAAATCTACAGCTTCACGGAAGAAGAATTATGTGTAGGACTCGATTCCGATAAACTAGGATCTAAATTATTTGCAGAGATAGAAAACTCAAAAAATGCACCATTGAATACAGTTTTAGCGGGGTTCAGTATCCCTCTAATTGGTAAGACCGCAAGTGAAAAACTAAGCTCAGTATGTGATACTATATATGAAATCAATGAGCAAAGCTGCACTGAGGCAGGACTTGGCCCAAAATCTACTGAGAGTCTAACAACATGGTTAGATGAGGTATTTTACCCAACGCTAGAGGGCTCTTTGCCTTTTAGCTTAAAGTTTAATAAATCACCGCAGAGCTCTCAGGCTGGAATTGTATGTATAAGTGGAAAACTGAAGAGTTTTAAAACAAAAGCAGATGCTACAACTTGTTTAAAAGCCGCAGGCTTTGAAGTAAAGACTAGTGTTACAAAAGACGTAACACATTTAGTTAATGAAAGTGGTATAGAAACTGCAAAAACCGAAAAAGCCAGACTATCTGGCATAACAATAATTGAAAACTTAAAAAGTTTTTTAGAGGAATAATTTATGTCAACACTTCCTAAGTGGACCGATGAACGTACAGAAGAGCTAACTACATTTGTAGGCGATGAGTCTCCTGTATCTCAAGAGACTGTAGCTTCTGCTGCTGATCGTCTTGAAACCTCTACTCGATCTGTCTCTAGCAAATTGCGAAAGATGGGTTTTGATGTAGAACTTGCTTCAGCTCGTGGAGGCCGTGCCTTCAGCCCAGAGCAAGAAGCTACTTTGTCTTCTTTTGTCACCGACAATAGTAAGCAATATACTTATGCTCAAATCGCTGAGCATTTTGAAGGCGGTGCTTTTACTGCTAAGACTATTCAAGGCAAAATTTTGTCTATGGAATTGACTTCGCATGTAAAACCTGCTCCTAAGCCTGAGAGTGTACGAACGTACAACGATGAAGAAGAAGCCAAGTTTATTGCCATGGTAAACGACGGCGCTTTTGTAGAGCAAATTGCTGAAGCTTTAGGTCGTTCGGTAAACTCTGTACGAGGCAAGGCTCTTAGCCTTCTCCGCGCACAGTCTATCGATGCAATTCCTCGTCAGGAAACGACTAAAGGCGGATCAAAAGAAGATCCTCTTGCTGCTATCGAAACTGAACTGTCAGACATGACTGTTGAGGAGATTGCAGAACAAATCGGGAAAACACCTCGTGGTGTTAAAACCATGTTAACCCGACGAGGTCTTACTGCCTCAGACTATGATGGAGCTGCTAAGAAAGAAAAAGCTGCTGAATAAAACAACAGCGCTATCTTTCTAACTAGGGCAACCATGGTCTACGGATCATGGTTGCTTTTTCATACTCGGGGAATCTTTTGAATTTATCTAGTGCGTTGCTGAAACAAATAATTGAGTTACAGGACTTTGATACCTGGACTCAGTTGCGCAAGCACTATTTACCCTCCGAATACCAATCTTTATGGTCTGTCGTGCACAAGCATGTAGAGACCTATCACACCTTACCTACTTTCGAGGATCTAAACTATAGCATCCGCGATGGAGTTACTCGCGAAAAAATTCTAGCTATCTCTAGTGTAGAGGTAGAAGCAGATGCGGGTATGCTTCTAGAGTATCTAAAAAATGACTACGTACAAACAGAGGCTTTTTCTCAACTAGAAAAGTATATAGATCAGTCTATTGCTTTCGAGAGTGCCAGAGAGACTGTAGATCATTTACATGAACTCGTAATGGAATTAGAAGAGAAAGTAGAGTTAGAATCTCCAGAGGAGTCTATGCAAAGTATAGCTCTTTTTGAGTCTGACGAAGAAGTTGAAGGCTACCTCCCCCTCGGACTCAATACATTATATGATGAGAGTTTTATGTTTTCTCCCCGAGACTTAATTCTTATCGGTGGTCGTAGAGGGGGAGGTAAGTCTATTACGTGCGCTAATATCGCGAACAATGTTTACCAGTCAGGAAAAACTGCTATCTACTTCACAATTGAAATGGATAGTAAATCGACTTTACAGCGCTTGTGCGCTATAGCAACAGGAGTCCCACACTTAAGACTTCGCTCAAGAAACCTTAGTGTAGTTGAGTGGGAAAAGGTTGCCTCCTGGTGGGCTTCTCGTTTTACGGGAGGAGAAGCGTTGTACAAGTCTTATTTAGTCGACAGAGATTTTGATAATTTACATCATAAATTACGGACTACCTGCGAGTTAGACCCTGTATCTCAACTTGATATTGTATATGATCCTGCATTAACTCTATCTAAAATAAGATCAGAGTTAGATAAAAAAGTCAAGTCTTCTTTAGATGTTGGCGTAATTATAGTTGACTATATAAATCAAGTTAAAAGGTCTAACATACCTAGTCGCATGGGACAGTATGACTGGACGGAACAGATTGAAGTGAGTAAGGCACTAAAGTCAATGGCACAAGAGTTCAATTCGCCCATAGTATCTCCTTATCAGATAGATAACAGTGGAGAGGCTAGATTTGCGAAAGGGATTCTTGATGCTGCTGATGCTGCTTTTACTTTGAATCCTTGGACAACCGAAGATCAATGCATTACTTTTGAGTGTTCAAAAATGAGAAGTGGTAGAATGGAAAATTTTACCTCATTTATGGACTGGGAAACTTTAAGGATTGGTCCTGAGACTGTTCTCAGCCCTAAAGAAGCGGATTCTAGTAAAACGGGTGAAGAAATCAACGATATATAATCATCTACCTGAAAATAGTTCTTGACAAATCTATAATTATCTGATATAATATATGCTTATTATCAGGAGGCTCTATGCCAATAATTAATGGTTCACTAAATCACACTTATAGTGGTAGAAGAAGAAAAGTAATCAGGAGACAGCATGCAAAACCGACTAAGTTTCAGGAGTACAAACCAAAAAAGACGTATGCAAGTGTTCGTTCAGAGGAGGCAAAATGCTACCCATCGTGCACTACTACTATCAAAGCGGCGGCAGGAACTAGAAAAGAGTCTTCCCAATACACCGGAACCTATATCATCGGAATAGCAACGATGCACAAGTCTAATGCTGTACCTGTAACTAATAGGGAATATGCTAAAGACATATCTAAAATGTCTAACTAAGGATTAAATGAAAAGAGCTTATAAAAAAATAGAATCTTTATTAGATGTTTTGCAAATTAATATGGAAGCAAATAATTACAAAGAAGCCGAAAAAGTAGTCAATTATTTAGACATATACTTCTGTTTTATGAATGATGAGCAGAAAGACTATTATCAAGTAGCTAAAGATGCTATAGAAGAAGGGAGGCCCTGGATTATATGACAGTACAAGAGCTACTACAATCTAAAGGAATAGATTATCTTGCTAAGGGAAAAGACTTTCTTGTACGTTGTTTAAATCCCGAACATGACGATAGTAATCCATCTATGAGAGTGGATAGAACTACGGGCATATTTAATTGTTTTTCTTGTGGATACAAGGGAAACGTTTTTAGTTTGTATGGGGAAAAGGTAAGTCAGTTACAGCTAAAACGTGAACTACTCAAAAATAAGATTAACGAAAAGCGCGCAGACAGCGTTGGCCTATCTTTTCCCCTCTCTTACACGTCCTATACTGGGAACTGGAGAGGAATAAAGCCAGAAACATACAAAAAATTTGAAGCATTTCAACATCATGATAGAGAATACTTAGGAAGAATAGTTTTTCCTATAAGAGATTTAACTGGGAGAATAGTAGCATTTAATGGAAGACACACAACAAATGGCATACCAAAATATTATATTGCGCCGCCTAAGGCTAAGCTTCCTCTGTATCCTAGTGATGCTAATCCTATACGGAGTACCTGCTTATTAGTAGAGGGTATCTTTGATATGCTGAATCTTCATGATAAAGGTTTAAATAATGCTATATGTTGTTTTGGCACAAAAAATATATCAAAAGATAAATTAGGCATATTAAAACTTCGAGGAGTGCAAAGAGTAGATATATTTTTTGACGGAGATACTCCAGGACAAGCTGCAGCTTTAGAAGTAAAAGCTATGGCGGAAGAGATAGGTTTATATACTCGAAACATAAATCTTGAGGGACGAGATCCTGGAGACCTTTCAGAAGAACAAGTAGTAAACTTAAAAAACCAATTATATAATTAGGAGTACACATGAGCCCTAAGGTTGCTCTAATAGAAACCAAAACTTCAAGAACAGATTTTCGCTCAGAGTTTGACAATGCTTTTGAATTTGATCAGTATCAATTATGTTCCGATCCTACTATTAAAAAAGTATTAGTAAGAGATGTAGATATTAACATAGATATTGATTCTTATGACTGGGTTATCCTAGTAGGTTCTGATGCTTTAAAGTATTATACCAAAATTAATTCTGTGACGGAATATTCAGGAAGGAAAGTAGATAGTAAATTTCTTCCTGTAATAAACCCCTCTATGCTCGCCTTTAAGCCAGAAGCTAAACCTACTTGGGAAAACTCAAAAGCTAGTATTATTTCTTATATTAATGGTGAGATTAATGATGTAGTTATAGACGAGTCTATAGCTAGGGGAATACAAGATACCCAAGAGGCAAACGCATGGATTAAAGATGCTATTGAAAATGCCGAATATATTGCTCTTGACTCCGAAACTACTGGGTTGTATCCTAGAAATGGGCACATGTTAGGCATATCGATGTCTTACACGGGCCGTAGCGGGGTCTACATAGACACGGAGTGCTTTGACGAAACTACTGAAGACTTATTAAGAGAACTCTTTTCTACTAAAAAAGTAATCTTTCATAACGCCAAGTTTGATATGGCCTTTTTTGAGTATCATTTTGGCTTCGAGTTTCCCGACTTTGAAGATACTATGTTGCTTCATTATTTAATTGATGAGAACCCAGGAAATCACGGCCTCAAAACTCTATCACTTAAGTATACTCCCTTCGGTGATTATGAAAAACCAATGTATGATTGGATTGCAGAGTATAAGAAACAAACAGGGCATGACAACTCAAGTTTTACTTGGGACATGATTCCGTTTGATACAATGAAAACTTACGCAGCAATGGATGCTGTATGTACTCTACTTCTTTATGAAAAGTTTGTGAAGATTAAGCAAAACAGAAAGCTTAAGTGGGTATATGATAATATTCTTATACCTGGCTGCCGTTTTCTGCTGGACGTACAGGACAATGGCGTTCCTTTTGACTCTAAAAGACTATTGACCGCTCAATCTGTCCTTCAAGATGATATAGATCATGCTGTTAGTATTCTCTCTGAGAATGAAGCAGTAAGAAAGTTTGAGGCTATTAATGGAAAAGATTTTAATCCTAACTCTACAGTACAGCTAAGAAGCCTTCTTTTTGACTTCTTAGGGTTACAGCCAACCGGAAAGAAAACAGGAACAGGAGCAAACTCTACAGATGCGGAAGTACTGGAAAAACTTTCAGAAGAGTCGGATATACCCCGGCTCATACTTGATATACGGCAAAAGTCTAAAATCAAGAATACATATCTGGATAAGATCATTCCTCAGCTTGATCGGGATAAGCGACTTAGGACGAATTTTAATCTTCATAGCACTACTTCTGGGAGGTTATCTTCTAGCGGTAAGTTAAATATGCAACAACTTCCTCGGGATAATCCTACTGTTAAAGGATGTATTCGTGCCAAACCAGGAAACAAAATTGTAGCAATGGACTTAACTACTGCAGAAGTATACGTTGCAGCAGTTCTTGCAAAAGATACTGCCTTGATGGAGGTATTTAAGTCAGGCGGAAACTTTCATAGTACAATTGCTAAAACAGTATTTAAACTTTCGTGTAACGTAGAGGACGTTGCTGAAGTATATCCCACACAAAGACAAGCAGCTAAAGCAGTTACCTTTGGCATTATGTATGGAGCCGGGCCTGCTAAGATAAGTGAGCAAGTAACTAAAGATAGTGGTACATTTTTCTCAAAACATGAAGCAAGTGAAGTTATCACTGACTACTTTAAAACTTTTCACAAATTAAGGAATTGGATTGACAATAATCAGAAATTTATTGCGGATAATGGGTTTATCTACAGTTTTTTCGGCAGAAAAAGACGACTCCCTAATGTATCGTCTACCGATAAAGGTGTCCAGTCGCATAGCATTAGGTCTGGTCTCAATTTTTTGGTTCAGTCTGCTGCTAGCGATATCAACCTACTAGGTGCTATAGACATGAATCAGCACATCAAAACTTCCGGTATGAAGTCTAGAATCTTTGCTCTTGTGCATGACTCTATTCTTGCAGAAGTGCCCGAAGATGAAATTGATGTATACAAAGAGAATCTTCAACGTTATGTTCAGATGGACAGAGGGTTGAATATTCCAGGGTGTCCTATTGGATGCGACTTTGAGGTAGTACACGATGACTATTCTAATGGAAAATATGAAAAATTTATGGCGGAATACTATGGGCAAGTGGACTATGGACAAAACGCCTAGCTGTATGTGTATACCAGATAGACTAACTTACAACGGAAAAGTCATTGATAAAGCGTATTACATATCAGTCTATTCATTTAATAGAGTTTCCTATTTATCCGATAAGTAGCGACAACCTAGAGTGGACAGATGGATTAGTTTACCTTGATGGGGATATACTTGATGATACTAATCAGTCAGGAAAAACTTTAGGGCATAGAAGGTTACAAACTCCCTTCTTGGGTCTATATAGACTTAAGAGCATGGGTCGAGACTATTTAAGCTTATTTCACGGTAAAACAGGACAATATTATATAGATAATTTAGGGACTATTTTCTTTTACGAAAAGACTAAATTTGCTAAGATTATATCCAGAAAAATAAAAGACGTAGTGCTTAAAGATACTCATGTAGCTTTAAAAGTGCTTGCTGTAAATGCAATAGTAATAGTCCCTAGGAGTCCTAGAGCAGAGCATAAGTGGGCGAATATGATATACATAGATTCTTTGCCTTGGAAAATATACAGTTTTTCTGAAGAAAAACAGGCTTCAAAACGAGTTAAGATTTAGAGTATGGCACAAAAACGTAGAAAGACTTTAAGAGATACAAATTTATTATTAACACCCATAGACCCTTTAACAAGGAACCAAGTAAAAGCTTTTGAAAGCGAGAAGAATCTAGTACTGCATGGAGTTGCCGGTACAGGAAAAACGTTTATTTCCTGCTATCTTGCTTTCGATGATATAGATAAAAACTTATATCAACAATTAGTTATTATAAGAAGTGCCGTTCCTACTAGAGATATTGGATTTTTACCTGGAACCGAGAAAGAGAAGGCAGGAGTATACGAAGAACCTTATAAAAATATAGCTGTTGAATTATTTGACAGAGGAGATGCTTATGAGATTCTTAAACAAAAACAAATAATACATTTTATGACTACTTCCTTTATAAGGGGAATAACTTTAAAAGATTCCGTAGTTTTAATAGATGAATGTCAAAACATGACATTTCATGAGTTAGATTCTATCGTAACTCGAATGGGAGAAAACTGTAAAGTTATTTTGTGCGGGGATTTTAGACAAGCAGACTTATCTAGAAATGGGCTATCAGACATACTACGAATATTTAAAGCTATGGATAACTTTGATTTAATCGATTTTGAAATAGAAGATATTGTAAGAAGTGGCTTTGTAAAGCAATATATTATGGCAAAACATAAGCTAAGACTATAGTGAAAACTTTTTGGAAGATATGGCAATACTCTCTAGGAGGTTACTCTGATGATAAGACAGAGCCTTACGATAAATATATTACAATAGTACGAACTTTAATTGTGGGAGTAAATTTTATGACTTGTTTTTTTATAATGGCAAACGTGGTACATAACTGGTGATTGTTGGATTTACTGCTAGTACTTTTGATCTTCTTCATGCAGGACATTGTTCCATGCTTAGAGAGGCAAAGACTCAATGTGACTATTTGATCTGTGGCTTGCAAGTCGATCCTGGAGTAGATCGCTTAGAAAAAAATAGACCAGTACAAACATTACCAGAAAGGTATATACAACTGTCAGCAGTAAAATATGTTGATGAGATTATACCATACGAAACAGAAATTGATTTAAAGGATATTTTACAAACGCTTAATATTGATGTTCGTATTCTTGGCGATGAGTATCGTAACCTAGATTTTACTGGAAAGGGAGTATGTCAACAACGCGGAATTAAACTATATTTTAACAAACGAGATCATAGGTTTTCTACTACTGATTTGAGAAGAAGGATACGTAACAGCTAGTGAAAGCAGTACTCAGCGATAGAATTTATCTACAAGTCAACTCGGATCAGAAGAAAGAGATAGGCGAGGCTCTTACGTATGTAATCCCCGCAAGGATCCCAACGGATCGTCCCCAAGTCATAAAAAATATGAACAGAATACGGGACGATCTTATTAGTATACCTATTGGTAGGTCAGACCTTATACCTGAAGGTTTTGAGATAGTAGATAAAAGACACAAAGAACCTGCGGACTTCCCTGAATTTAGATTTCCTTTGAGAGATAGTCAAAAAGCAGTTTATGATGCATTAAATGATAACGCAATTATTAACGCCTGGGTAAGCTGGGGTAAAACTTTTACAGGATTAGCAATTGCAGGAAAACTTAAACAAAAAACGCTAGTCGTTACACATACAATTCCACTGAGAAATCAATGGGCAAAAGAAGTAGAGAAAGTATATGGCATACAACCAGGAATTATTGGCAGTGGTAAGTTTGATATTGATTCTCCTGTGGTCGTGGGGAACGTACAAACTCTTTACCGGAATTTGGAATCCGTATCAAAGCATTTCGGAACTATTATTTTGGATGAGATGCATCATGTCTCGTCTCCGACGTTTTCTAGGATTATAGATAAAAGCTATGCTCGATATAAGATAGGGCTCTCTGGTACACTTGAAAGAAAGGACGGCAAGCATGTAGTTTTTCGGGATTATTTTAGTAACACAGTTTTTAAACCGCCTGCAGAAAACTACATGATGCCTGAGATAGATATTTACAAAAGTCAAGTAAGATTTATGGACGGATCTAGAACACCTTGGGCGAATAGAGTCACAGCTCTCTGTAATAACGAGGAGTATAGACATTCAATCGCTTTAATGGCAGCTTCATACGCGGCTAGAGGGCATAAAGTTCTTGTAGTAAGCGATAGAGTACACTTCTTAAAAGCCTGCGCTGAATTAGTAGGGGATAAAGCAGTCTGTGTAACAGGAGACGTGGGACATGAAGATCGTGAAAATTTATTAGCTGATATAAGAAATAATAAAAAAGAAATACTGTTTGGAACTCAAGCAATATTCTCTGAAGGTATTTCTGTTAATAATCTTAGTTGTCTCATACTAGGCACTCCCATAAATAATGAACCGCTCCTGACTCAGCTCATAGGGCGCGTTATAAGGGAGGATAGTAATAAAAAGACCCCTAAAATTGTAGACACTCACCTATTAGGTAACACGGCCAAGCGGCAAGCCTCTAACAGGATGGGATACTACATTAAACAAGGTTGGAAAATTAACCAACTATAATAAAAATAATTCTTGACATTACATTGAAATTTTAGTATAATTATGATTCTCTACAACTGGCCCAAAATCTTTACTCTTAGTAAGGGAAGCGCAAAACAGATGTATCTTATTATTAAGATGATTACTAATAATGAGATACCACAAAATAAGCGTGATCCCTTATACAGGTATATGGACGTAGATTTTTCTGGAATTAGCTTTTTAGTTCATCCAGAGGTCTTAGTCTATAATAGTTATGCGTACAGTTATAGAGACATAGGAGTATATCTAGCCCTAGCTTCTGCAAGAAATCTTATGGATTTTAAATTAACGGGTGACACACGTTTAGCTCTGGAACACTGCCCTGTGGAAGGAGTAACCGATTACTTAATAGAAAATAGACTACTTTATATAAAAGATGATTATATTCATTTTATCTATGAGGAAGTTACAAAGGAGAATACACACTAATGGCTATTGGATTTAACAAAACTAAAGGCGCTGCCAAAAAAGGAAATATTGTATCGTATGCTTATCGCGACGGTGATAACGACGTTCGTCTCGTAGGAGATGTTCTTGCTCGATACGTTTATTGGATTCCTGGAGAAAACAATAAGGATATTCCTTTTGAGTGCCTGTCTTTTGATAGAAACGAAGAGAAGTTTAACAATTTGGAAAAGGACTGGGTACGAGAATATCATCCAGACCTTAAGTGCACTTGGAGCTACGCTATGCAGTGCTTAGATAAGGGTGAATTAAAAGTCATCAATCTAAAGAAAAAGCTTTTTGAGCAAATTCTTACTGCTGCGGAAGATTTAGGCGATCCCACAGATCCACAAGACGGCTGGGATATTAAATTTAAGAGAGCAAAGACTGGCCCTCTTCCTTACAATGTTGAATATCAACTCCAAGTTTTGAAGTGCAAGCCCAGAAGTTTATCTGAAGCAGAAATGACTGCTATTGAATCTCTGAAGTCTATGGATGATGTTATGCCTCGTCCTACTACAGATGCTCAAAAAGAGCTTTTAGATCGTTTACGGTCTGGCGGATCAGATAAGACCTCTGATGATATTGATGAAACTATTGAAAAAGAATTTAACATCGCATGATTTTATTTACAGCCGATTGGCATTTAAAACTCGGGCAAAAAAATGTCCCAAAAGAGTGGTCTTTAAACCGATATCGGCTATTCTTTGATGAAGTTATATCGTTAGAAGCAGAGTGTAATATGCACATTATAGGGGGCGATCTTTTTGATCGCCTTCCTAATATGGAAGAGCTGGAACTTTATTTCTCTTTTATTAGAAGAGTAAGTATTCCTACTATTATATACGATGGCAATCACGAAGCCACTAAAAAGGGAAAGACTTTCTTTTCTCAACTTAAACAAGTAAGTAGAGATATTAACCCTTTAATTCATGTAGTAGACACTTCTTGGGTGGATACAGATATGGGATTTAGTATCTTACCTTATCGTGAACTACATAGTAAGGGTAGTATAGAAGCTCTGGACTTTAAAAAGCCTGTGTTTACTCATGTTAGGGGAGAAATACCTCCTCATGTAAAGCCTGAGGTAGACCTTAGTCGATTTGAAGATTTTCCTGTAGTTTTTGCAGGAGATTTACATTCACATAGTAACACTCAAAAAAATATTGTATATCCAGGCAGTCCTATGACTACTTCTTTTCATAGAACAAAAGTAGAGACTGGCTATATATTAATTAATGAATCTGATTGGTCTTGGCTATGGTGCCCTTTTAAGCTGCCCCAACTTATAAGAAAAACTGTATCATCTACAGAAGAGATGGTACCTACCGAATTTGACCACACAATCTATGAGATTGAGGGAGATTTAAAGCAGCTCGCTAATGTTAAGAACACAGAGTTATTGGATAAGAAAGTTATAAAAAGAGCCTCAGAAGCTACCTTAATTATGGATAAGGAAATGTCCATACAAGAAGAAATAAAGGAATATTTACTTTATATACTAGAATTGGATGATTCTACTATATCTAGTATTATAGATACATTTAACGAATACTCAGGTACCTCATTATGATTACTCTGGAAACTCTTTACTGGAATAACTGTTTTAGTTATGGTCCAGATAACTTTTTAGATTTAACCACTGACTTAGTTACTCAAATAGTAGGTACAAATGGTACAGGTAAATCCTCTATACCCCTAATTATAGAAGAAGCTTTATACAACAAAAACTCAAAAGGTATAAAGAAGGCAGATATTCCTAATAGGTTTATAGGGGAGGGTTATGACATAACTCTTACGCTATCAAAAGATGAAGACAAGTATGTTATAATTATTAATAGGAAAAGCGGAGTAAAGGCAACTTTATTAAAAAACGACGAAGATATAAGTAGTCATACTGCTACAGAAACTTTTAAGACTATACAAGAAATAATTGGTGTAGATTTTAAGACGTTTTCTCAGCTAGTGTACCAAAGTACTACCGCTAGCTTGCAGTTTCTAACAGCAACGGATACAAATAGAAAAAAGTTTCTTATTGATTTATTGCAGTTAGAAAATTATATTACACTCTTTGAGCTTTTTAAAGATAACAGTAAGGCTATTAGTATAGAAATTTCTTCTATCTCAGGTAAACTCAGCACTATTGAAAAGTGGTTAAAAAATAATAATCTCACAGATACTACCATACTTCCAATGTCGGATATAACAATTTCTACGGAATCTGACGAGAAAGCTTTCCACAAACTTAAGACAGAAATTGAAAATATTTCGGAAAAAAATAAAAAAATTTCTAGAAATAATAGTTATAAACAAGCTTTAAAAGGGTTACCTATAGAAGAAGCTCAAAAGATAGAAGGCACAGAGAAAAAATCTTACGATGATCAACAAAAAGAGCTTGGAGCTTTATCAGGGGCGGTAACGGGGTTAAAGAAATTTCTGGAAAAAGTAAACAATTTGGGAGATGCATGCCCAACTTGTGAGCAGAAAATACCTCCTGAGTTTAAAATGTCTCTGATTGAAGACACGGAAACAGAATTATCTGAGCTTCGAGTGAAAGGAAGAGCTTTACAAGAATTTATACAAGAAACTCGGTCAGTTAATGCTAAAATTGACTACCGAAATAAGATAGAAAGGGAATGGAAAGATTTATATAATTCAATAGATCAGACACTTCCTGCTAACATTTTGGACGAGAAATTTCTAACAAGAAACTTAAAAGAAGTTTCACAGAGAATTTCTGAAGCAAAGTCTGAGATTAAAAAAATTGAAAAAGAGAACGCAAAACGATTAGAGAACAATACTAGAATTAAAGTAATACAAGAGCAAAAAGACTTATATTTGGTAGAACTAGAAGAGCTAGAAAGTTCTTTGAAAGATTTGGAAGTTACTCTTTCTAATTTGGAAGTTTTGAAAAAGACTTTCAGTACTAACGGCTTAGTTGCTTATAAGATTGAAAATCTTGTAAAAGAGTTAGAGGATATGGTAAACCATTACCTAGGAGAGCTTTCTGATGGTAGATTTACTCTTGAATTTGTAATACTAAATGATAAGTTAAACGTAGAAATTACAGATTCAGGCAATGTCATAGACATTCTTGCGCTCTCTTCAGGAGAACTAGCAAGAGTAAATACTGCTACTTTATTAGCTATTCGTAAGTTAATGAGTAGTATATCTAAATCTAAGATTAATATACTTTTCTTAGATGAAGTAATTAACGTATTAGATGA